GGTCATAATCACAAGCCTTTTATTTTAGGCAAAGAAAGTGCACATAGTTATGCAAATAGATATTTAACCGGTAAACCGCATATAGATAATGAAGAATATCTGGAACTATATAAAAAGTTTAATGTGATAAAGCCAAAAGAAGATAATAGTTTTGTAACTGTTAAATATAAAGATGGAAAAATAATGGAGCATAGAAAACTGGTTGCAAAGAAGTTAGTAGAAAAAGGTATTGTAGAAATTATTTAAAATAAAGGGGTTTGATATGCAAGAATTAAAAGTAATGTCTTTGATATCAATAGAAATAAATGTAAAATCAAATATGTCAGAAGAAATTAGAATAAATTCTTTGACAATATTGGGGGAAAGCTAAAATGGAGAAAATATATTTAAACGATACTTTAAAAATAATAGCTGAAATAACATTAGAAGGTGATATGACAGCGGCGAGTGTAGTAAGGTTTAACTATACAGACCCGGATGCAGCTTCAGGGTTCTTTGAAGCAACAATTGTAGATAAAAGATTTATGGAATATACAATACTAGCAGATGTATTAGATGTTGCAGGCACATGGTCATTTCAGGCTTATATAGAGATAGATAGTAAAAAATATCATGGAGATACTTTTTATATTGAAGTAAATCAACTGTATGGTTAATTAACATATTATTGTAAAGTGTTAAAAAAAGCAGATAAAATTAACATAACTTTTCTTTTATAAATTTGACAATCCGAAAAAAACATATTATAATTTACTTTGAATGGTAGCGCATTAAAAGAGAATACTATCGATAGTCGATGTAAACCTGTAATATTAAGATTCTTGTCTATGCTACCAGCGAAATCTTTATAAATATTACAGGTTTTTTTTTGGAGGGTATAGTGGAAAAAATTATTGAAATAAAATGCAAAGGAGCTAATTTAATAGATTGGCGATACCTTAGTCCTTTTCAGGATGATTTAGTTTATTCTACCGAGGATGAGATAGATGCTTTATCATATAGAATAATAAAAAAAGGGTTTGATAATCCGATTAGTGTATGGAAATCTCCGGATAATAAATTATATACATTAGATGGCCATAGACGAAGGATTGTATTAGAAAGATTAGAAGAAATGGGATATAAAATACCACCGATTCCTGTAGACTATGTAGAAGCGGCAGACGAGAAAGATGCTAAAGAGAGAATACTTGGTTTTAGAAGTCAATTTGGTCATGTAACACAAGAAGGATTTGATAATTTCATTAAGCTTGCAGATATTGAAATAGATGTGGATAGTCTAAGGATAGACAACATAGAGATAGATACAGGAATACATATAGAAGAAGACACAGAGAAAGAAGAAACAAGCGATGAAGATGAATACGAAGTAACAGATATAAAGAAATTTACAAAAGAAGGTGATTTAATAAAATTAGGTAGGCATAGCTTAATTTGTGGTGATGCTAAAGATGCTAATGTGTTTGAAAAGCTATTAGGAAATAAAAAAGTTGAATTATTAGTAACTTCACCACCTTATAATATGGCATTAAAGACTTTTGAGTATGGATATAATAGTAAAGGCAATAAAAAAGACATAATGTATGATGTTAATTATGTAGATAAGATGACGCATAAACAGTATAAGGAATTTTTATTTGTTGTATTAGCTAATATTAGATTATTTGTATATGATGATACTCCGGTATTATGGAATGTCAGTTATAGTGCTAAATCTAGAGACAATTATGGTAAAATAATATTTGCGAGTCAAAATCCTTTTTCAGTAAAAGAAACAATTATATGGGATAAAGGAGCTGGGTTTGCAGTAGCAGCAAGTGGTATATTAACAAGGAGTGCAGAACTGATATTCTTAATGAGTATCGGGAAGAAATATAAGACCAATCAGACTTCAAAAGGAGATACTTCTGTATATTGGAATATTTGGAGGATAAATGTACCTGCTGGAACACAGATTAAAGGGAGATTGAAGGCTTGTTTTCCAATAAAAGTACCAATGAAAGCGATAGAATTATTTTCAAAAAATGAAGGTGATAATATTTTGGATTGCTTTATGGGATCAGGAACAACATTATTAGCCGCAGAGAAAATGGATAGAAATTCATTTGGTATAGAGTTATCTCCGGACAATTGTGATCTTATAATCTATAGGTACTGTAAATACAAGATTGAGAATGGAGAAATTCCAGAAATAATAATCAACAATAAACAAGTAAAAATAGATTATACTTTTGATAAGGCAGAAGTAGATGAATAGTGAAGAAATAATAGATTTGTATAAAGACTTGGAACATCAATTTTTTGAAAAGATAAAAAGAGTAAAGGCTTCACCTGATATATCAGTTTGTATACTTAGAGATTATAATAAAAAGTTTAATAAAGTGATAGGAGATGAACACCCAGAATTCATAGATGGGTTTGCAATCATATTGAAAAAACGCCTAATGAGGTTGGAACTACCAGAAATATATAAAAGAGCCTTTAACTACATATAGACAGGAGAGGATAAGAACGTGGAAGAAACAAGAAATGATAAGGGACAGTTTATAGAAGGCAATACGATAGGTAAGGAAAATAGATTCGAGGAAGGTAAAGAAAAGACTGGTGGACGAAAAAAGAAGACGCCAGAGGAATTATGGGGTTTATTTCAAGAGTACTTGAAACAGTGTAAGAAAGAAAAAAAAGGCTTAACAGTGCAGGGGATTTGTAGATCTTTGGGAATGAGCAGGTTTTCATTTGCTAAGTATTATAAGAAAGACCCCCTCTATAGCCACCTTATAGAAAAAATATACATCGAGATAGAAGAATGGTGGACTCAATATGGATTAACAGGGAAGGCAACTGCCTTTGTAATATTCTATTTAAAGAATTTCTTTAATTGGAAAGATGATAGAAGTTTGAGGTTCGGAGGTATGCCAGAGGATGAGGCTGGTGTAATAAGAATAATTACTTCTTTACCTACACTAAAGGACGCTATCAATGGCAGTGTTGACACTGACGAAGAAACAGGATGAGGCGTTAATTCTATTTTCATCAGAAGCAAATAGGATAATGCTTTATGGTGGTTCAAGATCCGGTAAAACATTTCTAATAGTACTAATCTTTGTATTAACAGCAACATCACACGCAGATTGCAGACAAGTTATATTAAGACATCACAGGACAGATGCAAGGCAATCTTTGTGGATGGACACAATAAAAAAAGTATTAAAACTTCTCGGCTTAAAAGAAGGCATTGATTTTATGAAGAATGAATCAGATATGGTGCTAACTTTTAAGAATAATTCTGAAATATGGGTAGCTGGGCTTGATGATAAAGAGAGAGTAGATAAGATTCTGGGTAATGAATATGTGAGAATGTATTTTAATGAATCAAGTCAGATATCTTATGATACCGTTACAACTGCAATTACACGTTTAGCTCAAAAGATTGCAGGACTTGCTTTAAAGGCTTACTTTGATATGAACCCTCCATCACCATTACATTGGACTCATAGATTATTTGTAGAACATTTAGATCCTGAAACATTGGAGCAAATAAAAAACCCAGGAAAATATGCCTACATGAAGATAAATCCAGTAGATAATACAGATAATTTACCTAAAGGATATATAGAGGACATTTTAGATTTACTTCCTATAAGGAAAAAGAAAAGGTTTAGAGATGGTGAATTTGTTAAAGAGGAAGGTACAATCTATGATGAATTCCGAGAAGATAAGCATATAATAAGCAGTTCAGAGCTACCACCTATGGAGTATTGGAGTAAAGGGACAGACTTTGGACTTAATATGGCTGGTGTTTTAGTCGGATGGTGTGGAGATATGGTCTATGTTACAGATTGCTATGGGATGTATAATACAACATCAAGGAAATTCCAGGGTCAATTGACAGCGAGAGGCTGGGATGAGAATTGGGGCTATAATTATTGTGATCCATCCGGAGGAGAAAGACTTCAAGAAATATATATGAGTGAGAAAGCAGATAATGAAGTAGAGGCAGGAATTGAGTGTATACAGCAATTGATTGAGGAAGACAGATTTAGGATAGTAGATAAGTGTAGAGGTGTCCTTGATGAAATAAGTATGTATAAAAGAGATGCGAATGGTAAAATAATAAAAGAATTCGATCATTATATGGATTCTATGAGGTATGCTGTATTTAGTTTCACAAAACCTGCTAAGTTTAAGAAGATTAAGGCTGATGATAAGAGGAAACCTATCACAGCAGGCTATAGGAGTAAGAAATTTTAGCTTGTAGTCAATTGACTACATCAAAAAGGAGGTTAATTTTATGGGTATATTTAAAGACAAAGTAGGAAAAACTTACGAAGGGAAACATAGAGCTTTTAATTTCAAGGTAATTATCTTTGCGATAGTAATAATATTCGGATCCGGTTTTCTTGGTAACCATGTTGCAATATTGTTGATGAATCCATATATGGTAGCATCATTATCAGATGTGTATTCAATAAAGGATCAGGAAAGATTACAGGTTGAAGATGAAGTAATGCCGAGGAAGTTTTATACATTAGAAAAATATGAATACACTTTAGCAGATAGTAATGTAATAAATGCTATTGTAGTAGTAACTGTGGTCTTTTGCTCATTATGTGTGGCGGCTATAATGATGCTATACAAAAGTAATAATATCGATACACATTTAAGTGGATTAGGTACGAACTCAAAGAATGTTATGGTAGAGATAATCAAAGAAGATGTTGAGAGGGATAAAATAAGAGCAGAGAGAGATGAAAAGAACTGGGAAGATTTTGCGAAATGGAAGAGAGAACAGAAGGCACAAATAAAAAAAATAGGATAGAGAGCCAGACTTTTAGAAAAAAATAGTGTATATTGTGGATAAGATGTGGAAAACTTATATATTATTTGACAAAACCTATTAGTTGACTTATTATATAGTGAAGACGCCTTAGATCTTGAATCTCGGGCTCCTTTAAGTTTCCTTCTGTATTTACGTATAAGTTGTAGATACAGAAGGTTTTCTAAAGCTGCAAATAAGGTCGTAACATGGCAAAGGTAAAGAAGAATATTTTCGTTGGAAAGAAATTCGGGGTAACTGGAAATGCTGGTTATATGGGAGCTTCTGATACAGGAGAATATCTACAGCAGTTGACAGGTCTACAAGGTATAAACATTTTCGATGAGATGAGAAGAAGTGATGGTCAAATAAAGGCTGTTCTAAAAGCTATAACATTACCGGTATTAAGAAACAAATATTATATAGAGCCGGCATCAGATGAACCTAAAGATGTAGAGATAGCAGAAATGTTAGAAGAGAATCTTTTTAGGGAAATGACAATGACTTGGAGTGATACTTTAAAACATATTATGCTACATAAACCATTTGGATTCATGCCGATGGAAAAGATATATGAATACAGAGAAGATAAAAAGCTAATCAAGTTAAGAAAACTAGATCCAAGAATGCCTCAGTCTGTTTGTAAATGGAATTATGAAGGTCAATCTCTTATTTCAATAGAACAGCAAGACAATTCAGGCAATCAATTTGTAATCCCAATAGAGAAACTATGTATCTTTACAGAAGAAAAAGAAGGATCAAATTGGGAAGGCATTTCAGTATTACGACCTGTTTATGGAAATTGGTATATAAAAAAAGACCTGATGAAAATAGATGCTATAAAACATGAACGATATGGAGTAGGAATTCCTATGGGCACAGCCCCTAAAGGTGTCAATAGTGAAGATGATGCCTGGCAAAACATGGAAGATGCTCTAAGATCGATATACGCTAATGAACAGGGCTATATAGTAAAGCCTGCAGAATGGGAACTTGAGGTAATAAATGGTGGTGAATCTAAAGGTACAGATGTAATAGCATCAATAAAGTACCACGATGAGGCTATTGCATTAGGAATGTTGGCTCAATTTCTTAAACTAGGACAGACAGAATCCGGAAGCAGGGCTTTAGGATCTGAATTTATAGACTTCTTTTTGGATTCATTACAAGACACTTGTGAATATATATGCCAAGTAATAAATAGATTCTGTTTAAAAGAATTAGTTGATTATAACTGGGAAGTAAATTCATACCCTGAATTAAAATGTGCAAGGATTCAAGAGATAGATCCTCAAGTAATAGCTAATCTCGTTTCTACAGGGATAATAACAAAAGACTT